GGATACCATATCTGAGTCCCATATGGGATCAACTATGTGGACCCATGGCGGCATAGCTATAGTTCATAGATATAATAGTATTAAAGAACAATCAGACATAGTGGCTGATATATCTAATGATGGAGCGCGCACTGCCGCCGCGGCGATCGGCACTTCTGGAGACTATTTAAATAGAGCAACGGCTCTCTATGGTGCGGGTGCACGAATTTTGTGTGTGGATGTGGCACACGGTCATCATATTTTGATGAAGGAAGCCCTCCACAAATTGCGGCAAGTTTTCGATAACGCAATCCATATTATGGCGGGCAACGTTGCCACCTTGGAGGGATATAATGATTTGGTCGATTGGGGAGCCGATAGTGTGCGTTGCAATATTGGCGGCGGTTCTATTTGTTCAACTAGGATTCAGACTGGCCACGGTGTCCCGGGCCTTCAAACAATTATTGATTGTGCGAGATCGGACAGGAACGCTCCCATCATTGCTGACGGGGGAATCCGAAACTCGGGGGATATTGTCAAAGCTCTGGCAGCTGGGGCTGACTTCGTTATGCTTGGTTCTCTCTTGTCAGGTACTGATGAAACTCCTGGCGACACAATAAACACCCGCAAGGGGAAGTTCAAAGCCTATCGTGGAATGGCCAGCAAGGATGCTCAGATCGAGTGGCGCGGTACGACCGCGTCCCTGGAGGGCATTGCCACCAGAGTCCGCGCTAAGGGCCCGGTGGGCGACGTATTACACCAACTTGAGCGGGGAATCCGTAGCGGCCTTTCCTACTCAGGCGCCCGCAGCATCGGCGAGCTGCAGCGCAAGGCGCGCTTTGTGCGCCAGACGTCCAGCGGCCAAACAGAAAGCGGGACACACATCTTACTATGAAAAAGTATCCTGCTGACCACTCAGTTCTATCTTTCTCATTGAACTCTAAGCTTCACGAGAATCTAAAGATACGGCTGTTCTACGATGAGATCAAAACCCAGAGCGAGTTTTTTCGATACTGTGTAGAATCTTATCTAGGTCAGGATACTTTATTCATGGCCTTTTTAGATGACTATAAAATAAATAAAAAAGTACAGTCTAAAAAGAGAGTTGTGAAGTCGCGTCAGTTGAGAGAGAGTGGTCACAAGATGTTACGAGACCTGGCTTTGACAGGGGAAGACATCGAGAATATATTTGATATACTAGAAGAGGATTTACCCGAATTATGAGAGAGTGTGCAAAGAAGTGTAGGCAGAATAGGGAAGGTTGCGAAAAGACTGACTGCCGTCTATTTATAGAGTTCCCCGAGGATCAGAACTGTACATTGATAGCTAGCGCTAAACATGGTCCTATGACTTTGGAAGAAATAGGTAAGAGACATCACATTAGTACGGTACGTGCCAAGCAGATTCTAGATGCGACTCTCCTCAAATTAAAAAAGACGTTATCACGTACGAATACTATTTAATAGTAGCATTCCGAACATGTCTTAGGAGAAGAAGTAGCTATGTCAAACAACAAAACATCTAAAACCCTTTTGAACGAAACCCAGATTCGTCAGTTCATGAAGCTGGCTCAGTTGGAGCCCCTTAGTTCGGACTTCATCGGCGAGCGTCGCGAGACACGACCCCCCGGCCATGCGGCTACATCTACCCGCGGCCGATCCGATAAGCCCATCCCGGGTACCGATCTAATGGCCGAGGAAGAAGACCCTGCCGAATTAGAGGGAGACATCGGACATGATTTGGGTGATGATAGTCTTGAAGGCGATGAAGAAGCCTTAGGAGACGAAGAAGAGATCGCTGCCGAAGAGCCGTCCGAAGATGAAGGTTCGGGCAACACCATCCAAGTTAAGGACTTTCTGGCTGCACTCGAGCGAGCCCTCGAGGACGTCATGGGCGAAGAGGTTGAAATGGATACCTCCGCTATGGACGACGAAGCGGCGGTTGATGACGCTGCTCTCGATCTTGACGCTGACGCTGATGCTGACGCTGATATGGACATGGACGTTGAAGTCGATGATGAACTCGAACTGCAGGAAGACAAAGATTATACCGCGAAGAAGGAGAAGGACGGCGCCGACAAGCGCAAGGGTGCCGAGAAGCGCGGCGCAGAAGGTACTCTGGCCAAGACTAAGGGCCATGGTAGAGTGGACTACGTTAACGAGGCCAACGACGACCTCGTGGAGCAGATCACCAAGCGCGTTGCAGCTAGGATTCTTAAGACCGCGCTGAAAAAATAACATATATAACTTGACATAGAGAACCCTAACGGGTATACTAAAAGCTGTGAGATCTCACAGCTTTTTTTATTTGGATAGATTATGTATGAAGTAACAACACAGGAACTGATGGTTTTCGTAGTTCTTGGATTCTCGGCTGGCGTGTTCACCAGCTTTTATTTAACACGGCTATTTGAGGTGGTCCATATGTGGCGCATGCTCCGCGAGGTGATAGCTCATCTGCTGTTGATGTGCGTAGGAATTATTGAAGACGTCGAGTTCCTCAAAGAACTAAAGAAGAAGCAGATGATAGAGTCTGACTTTACCCCGGAGCAGATCCGAAAGTTTCAGGAGGTTGACGAAAGGACCTTGACAAACTGGAAGGATGCTGTTATACTATCTTTAGTAACTAAGGTTCCTCGTAATTTTCGTAGCATGATGCCTTTCAACAATTGGCACGAAGCCATGGCATTCTTGAGAACAGAGTTACGATCCTTAGGAGGAGGAGAATAGATGTTTACTAATAACGATCGCCCCGAAGAAGAAGAAGAGGGACAAGAAGAAGCTCATATAATGGGCCCAACCGGCGAGAAGGAACCCCCACTGATGGGACTTGTCGGCGACATCACCGAGGAGGCAGCTCAAGCATTACATATGTCTCTCATCAGCTGTAACGGCGGCAAGATCCTGGCCGCCAAAGAAGACCTAGAGGACACTGTTGACATTGAATTCTTTATAAGCTCAGGCGGCGGCGGTGTTAACGATATGTTCGCGGTTTACGACCTAATGCGAATAGTGAAGGCTAACCGTGATATTGCTACCTTCGGATATGGACGCGTCTACTCTGCAGCTGTGCTGCTGTTGGCTGCTGGCTCCCCGGGCAAGCGCCACATGGCAAAGAACACACGCATGATGATCCATCACTGCTCTTCTAACGTTGGCGGCTCCCATCCCGAGATTCGGACTAACTTTCATGAACTCAAGAAAGTGGAGGATATGATGGTTGAAGCACTAGCAGAGAACTCCGCCCTTTCGGTAGGAGAGCTATATAATATTATGTCACGGAACACAGATGAATATTTTTCAGCCGAGGAAGCATTAGAAATGGGTATTGTGGATAAAATCATCTAATTAGTATTGGACCCGAGAGGATTACACATGGATATTGATACAATGGTGGAGAGCCACTTTAAAAAGAACCGAGACGTTTTTGGTTTCGAGAGCATCGCCCAGCTGATTGAAGAGGTGATGGATTCGATGGATGCCGAAGGGATCCCTCGTTTGGATGAGAGTGCGGAAGCTCTTTTGGCCGAAGCCAAGGACGGCTTCTCCGCGGCTAAATTTTTTGATTCCATTTTCACTCCCAACATCACCGAAGAAGTTGGAGTAGTTGATTCGGAAGCCCGGAAAGAATTCCAGCGTTCCATGAAGCAACTTCAGGGTAAGACTTTGCGAGAGAAGCTGGCTTCAGTTAAGGTGTTCATGAAAGGGGACGAGGCCATGGCGACGGATGCTGCGAAGGTTCTCTCCTATCTTACTTTCTTAAAAGCGATGCAAGAAGTGTTTCGTGACTACTCACCATCCGGGAGCGGGTTCTTATTGGAAGCCTTTTTAGCCGGTCTCCTTCGCGGTCAGCAAGTGGTCGAAGTTACCGATGAAACGGGGGGTTCTCTCCCTATTACAGATTATGAAACCGGTACCGGCGAGCCTGTTTCTCTTAAAAGATTAACTGGTGGCGAATCTAAAACCCCCATTAAGGGCTCTCTTAACAATTTGGTTCATCACTTAACCCTTCCCGAGAATCAAGAGCGCGGGATTACGTATGTGATCGCGGCGATCTTCGGGGACAAAGAACAGGTTGCATTTTATGAGTTTAAGATTAATGCGGACAACTTTATTCCATGGGTAGGACAATTTGTTTCTATCGATGAGGAGGGGTTACAGCAGCTTCAAGTCTTTGGTGGGGGCGACCCAGGCGCTCTTCAGGAACAGGATGAACGCGCCGAGCTTGTTAAGATTGCGCAGACGTTTCGCAAGAATGTTGAAGCGATTCAAGCGGCGATTGGTGTCGTACCGGGCACTCCGGGTACCGAAGAACATTATGATGGAAAGCCTATGCCCGCCCGGAAGGCTTCGAAACCAGGTGCTAAAAAAGCTTTTTCCATAACCCAGAAGCTACCCGACGGCACGAAGGTGAATACTCTCAAGCCTGAAGCGGCTCAACAGATTGCCGCCGCCGCGAAGCGATTCGCAACAAAGTACAAGGCCGCTCTCCAGGCTATGGGTGACGAAGCAGTTCAGCTCACCACGCAGTTGCAAGGGGTGACAGAGGAGACGCCATTTGAGGATTATTATGCTGTAGCGAATGCGCTAGGCGGAGCGTTTCGCGGTATGCTCAAGACACTTCCTCCGGAAGCTAAAGCCTTTAGTTACGGCCCCATGGCCACCAAACAAGCCCGCGACCCTGAAGGAACAAAGAAGTTAGGGCAGCTTTCTGCCCTCCCTGACAACCTGAAGGCCGTGTTCCCGGCGTGGATGAAAGCCGAACCAGAACAGATGCGCGAGTTGGTTAAGCGCAGCACTACGCAGGCAAAGCGCGCCAAGAAAGCTGCAGCGAGTGGCAAACAAGCCGACCTCACCGAAGCCGCCGGTGTAGATAAGACCCAGTTTTCTATTGATCAGGGTCGCATCATGACCAGTGAATATTATATTACCACTGTGGCAGTCGATAGAAAGTCACTCCTGGGAGTAACACGAAAATATAATAAAGTGGTTAAAGATCGCTTGTCGCCCATTTTTACGAGCGTCGATCGATTGATGAATCGACTTCAAATGTTCTATGCTTATAAAAAGCTGGGCGCAGCGCAGCAAGCATCGCAAGAGTGCGAAGTCTTGAAAAAGAATGTGGATGAAGAGATCAAGACCGCCGCTGCAGAAAAGAAATAGTTTGACATTTCAAACAAGTGTGTTATAATAGATAATATAAGAAAGAGAGGTGACGTGTGGCTAAGTGTAAGTTTGAGTGTCGCTCAGAGCTAAGTGCTAAAGTGCTAAAAGGGGTTAATACCCTCGCGGATAATGTGGCCGCAACATTGGGCCCCAAAGGCCGCAACGTGATTCTACATCAAAAGGGAAAGGCTCCAATCATTACTAAAGACGGGGTGACAGTGAGTGAATTTGTTCACTCCGATGACGTCTTTGAGAACGCCGCCATCCAGATTATTAAGCAGGCGACATCCCAAACCAACACCATGGCCGGCGATGGCACAACTACTGCAACCGTCCTAGCCCGGGCTATACTTACCAATGCTCAGAGGTACATCACAGCGGGAGCGTCGCCCATTGAACTCAAGCGAGGGATCGACGTAGCAGTAGAGCAGGTTGTGACGGACTTGAAGGCGCAGGCGTCTCACATAGAAACCCTGTACGATGTAGAGAACGTTGCCACCATTTCTGCTAACAATGATCGAGTCATTGGTAAGCTCGTAGCAACTGCCGTGGATAAAGCTGGTAAAGATGGGTCCATCACTATCGAGGAAGCTCGAAGTTCTGAGACGACCCTGGATATGATCGAGGGCTTTCGACTCGAGGCCGGATATGCTGCAGCTGCCTTTGTGACAGATGAGCGCAGAGGAGCAGTGCAATACGACTCTCCCCTCATCTTAGTGACAGACACGAAAATTGACACTGTAGAGCAGATCCTTCCAGCCTTAGAAATCATCAGCCGCGACGGCCGGCCACTTATTATTGTGGCAGAAGACATTGAGGGACAGGCCCTCGCCGCCTTGATTATGAATACGGTACGGGGTACTATGAAGATCGCGGCCGTAAAGGCTCCATTCTATGGAGAGCGCAGACGACATGGTCTTAGTGACCTGGCGCTCTCGACAGGAGCGGAGTTCTTCTCGCGGGATTCAACCATGGGGCTGCGCGATATCAAGCTTGAGCACTTTGGTCAGGCCCGTTCGATTGATATTACAAAGATAGGCACCACTGTCATTGGCGGCAAGGGAGATTTTGCTGAACTTGATCGCCGGATTGCACTTCTTAAAACAGAACTACAAAGCACATCAGAGCTGCGGGAGTGTGAGAAGATTCAGGAACGAATCACTAAGTTGGCGTCAGGCGTCGCAGTGATTAATGTAGGAGCGGCAACTGAAGTCGAAATGATTGAAAAGAAGCACCGACTGGAGGATGCACTTGAAGCAGTGAAGTCTGCTCAAGAAGAAGGAATTGTTTGTGGCGGCGGCGTAGCCCTGCTGCGGACAGCAGAAGCCCTCCAGGGAGTTGAAGTGGAGAACGAGGACCAACAGTTTGGCGTGGATATAGTTGCGGCCGCCCTCGTAGCCCCCTTGCGTCAAATGGCTACAAATTGTGGACTGTCCCCAGATCTGATAGAAGCACGAATCAAAGAAGCCCCCCAAGATAGCGGCTTTAACTTTCGAGACTTTAGGATTGAAAATATGTTAGAAGCCGGTATCATCGACCCAGTGAAGGTGACGCGCTCGTCTCTAGAGAATGCTGCTTCAGCTGCTGGGACTTTAATTACAACTTCCCATGCGATTGTTGAAGTATAAAGCTATTTATCTCGGAGTGGGAGGATTATTCGATGACCGGTGAAGACGCTCAAGAACTAACGGTAATGATGGCTGAAATGGTCACCAAGATGCAAGTTTTATTAGAAAAACAAGATGAATTGGGAGAGAACATCTCAAAGATAAAAGAAGCTGTGTACAATCCAGACAATGGACTTTATGCGCGACTGACTCGTCTAGACTCACGTTTAGATATGTTGGAAGCATGGAAAAGCAGCAATGCTAAAATATTGTGGATTGTGGTAACGGTAGGCCTGGGTCTTGTGCTCAGCACTTCGTGGCAAGCTATCTTCTAAAACTACTTATAAAGGAAAACAAAGACATGAGAGTAAAATTATCATACACAGTGGACGCTGAGTCCGTTCTTAAAGAGGCGGCTAAACTTATTGGACTCCAGGGGGACGATATGCAACAGGCGGTTACTCTTTTCCAGGAGGTTCAAAAGGAACTCCGCGGCGATCTTGACCCCGAGAACGGGATAGTAAATATCAATCGAGCGCATGAGATGGTCGCAGAGCTCCGCGAAGCTTTGTTGCTGGTCGACCGCCGCTTAGAGGAAGTCGACGAGATTATCAAAGGCTACGATGAATACCTACGTACCAATCGAACTCCTACGCCTAATCCGATGCCCGGCTATGGTCCCGCTGATGACGAAGAGCCTGAACTGTTTGGGGCGGATTAGGATGGCCGGCAGCTATAAAACCGGCGACCTCGTTCATATTCCACAAGCCGTCCGACTGACTCAGTGTCCTTTCGAGCTTCCTGCGGATCGACAACTCACTATCCCTCTATCTTTTCACGAGACGTCGCGTCCCGAGATAGCACTGGTTGTGTCGTCGGCGCCTTCCGAATATGTGAGGGTCTTGTGGTCAGGCAAAACTTGGTCAGTAAAAACCGATAGCGTATACGGGATACAATCATAAGATGATAAGATTTATTGAGGTAGTGAACATCACTGACCATAACCCGCGGATGGAACGAACAGCTAAAGCTAGGTTCACGGTGAGCGAAGTGTGGATTAACGAAGAATATGTTGTGAGCGTCCGAGAGGCGCCGGCTTATAAGAAGCTCCTTCACGAAGGCCAACTTCCCTCGGAACTAGAGCACCACCACTTGTTTACAAGGGTGATAACAAATCGCGGCAATCTGAGCGAGACCCATATCGTGGTCGGCAGCCCCATAAGTGTGGCACACCGACTTAGTAAAAATACCCATCAACTATTGAAAGGATAATGATGAGGCAAACTAAATCAATCACAGAGAAGCCTTGGGGCCACGAAGAGGTGTGGGCGCAAACGTCGAGATACGCCGGGAAGATCTTATTTATTAAGAAAGGTCACCGCCTTTCACGACAATACCACCAAATTAAAGAAGAAACCATTATGGTACTCGCTGGAACATTAACGTGCGAGGAGGGCCCCCAAGCCCCCGGCTTCGGAGCTGCTCGTCACATAATGCAGGAGGGAGATATCTTTCATGTATCTCCTGGAACCATCCATCGATTTTGTGCTGAAGAGACCGATGTGAGGTTGGTAGAGGTGAGTACACCCGAAATTTCTGACGTCGTGAGGCTTGAAGATGATTATCGACGCGTCACGGATATCCCCCCGACCCCGGGTAGCGGGAAATAAGACTCGACATAGGTAGCCTAGGCAACTATTTATAGTTGATGTATCTGTGTCAGTCAAACAAATGGAAAGAGTTTCTGCTTCAGGAGGGGATCGAGGATATCGGTCTTCCTCCTGATGTTGCACATTATCTGCGACAACAATTCGCCGATATTCTCGAGCGTCCCCTCAAAGGCGACGACAACAAGCACCTGAGGTGGATTGGGAGACTCATAAAAGACCTGCGCCACCCCAACTACTTCAGCACCCGGACACACCAAACTATTGTAGAAGATATTGTGGGGCGCGCCTTCTGGCCCGACACTCCCGAAGGAGAGGAAGCTTGGTATAAAGCCAAGACTTACTTTGACGATTTTTATGAGAGGGTTAATGGGGAGTCCTCAATGGCCGCATCGCGGCCCAATATAATGGATATGAAGGGGCTAAAGAAGGGCGCCCGGCGAATGCTGA